CAAAGAACACTAGAAGCTGCCGAAAGACTTATTGGTGATAGACCAATTAATAATACAGCTAAAGAAGTTATTATTAATATGGTGTACCAAATAGGTGAGGGTGGTGTATCTAAATTTAAGAATATGTGGAAAGCACTAGACACTGAAGATTATGGTGAAGCTAGTTTCCAAATGCTTGACAGTTTATGGGCAAAGCAAACCCCAGCTAGAGCTGGTAAGCTTGCTGGTAAAATGAGAGCAGCAAAGGAGGCATAATGTGGTTAAGTGCAGTTAAGTTAGCGTTAAACGCTGGTACTCATATCTATAAAAAGAAACAAGAAACTAAAATGCTGATGGCAGATGCTCAGGCTAATCATGCTGCCAAGATGGCTCAAGGACAACTTGAATACTCAGGCAAACTTTTAGAAGCCAGGCAAAACGATTATAAGGATGAGGTGGTACTTGCCATACTCACTTTGCCAATCCTGGTTTTAGCTTATGGTGTTTGGTTTGGTGATGAATCTTCTATGAATAAGATTAATTTATTTTTTGAACATTTTAACAATTTTCCCCAATGGTTCGTCAATCTTTGGATTCTTGTAGTGGCATCAATTTATGGAATAAAAGGAACTCAAATATTCCAAAACAGAGGTGTAGGCAAAAAATAATAAATGTCTGATAACTTAGATTTGATTAACGAATATAAAGATCAAGTTCGTATCTTAAAGCAAGAAGTAGCTGAGCTACAGGATGCTGGCAAGTCTAAGGACTCTGCTAATAAAAGATGCTTACAAAAATTAGAACACTCACAACAAGACTTAGATCAAGCTAATAAAAAAATAAAAGAGCTAGAAGATCAACTACATAAAATTAATAAGAAAGACGATGAATGAAATTTATCTTAGTGGTGATATTTTGCTCTGGCTTAGAACAAAATTGCTTACCACCACAAACAGTATCACAACACAGCACCTGGTACGATTGTATGATGGGTGGCTATAGCAAAGCACAAAGTTACACAAGAGAAGTAGGTATGCAAAAAACAAATGAATATAAGTTATATGTACAGTTTCAATGTAGAACTGTTAAGGAGGCTTAATGGCAACTCCAGCATGGCAGCGTAAAGCTGGTAAATCGAAATCTGGTGGTTTAAATGCAAAAGGTAGAGCTAGCTATAACAGAGCTACCGGTGGTAATCTTAAAGCACCGGTTACTACTAAACCAAGTAAATTAAAAAAAGGTAGTAAAGCAGCAAATAGACGTAAATCATTCTGTGCAAGGATGTTAGGTATGAAGAAAAGACTTACTTCTGCCAAGACAGCAAGAGATCCTAATTCAAGAATTAATAAAGCTCTTAGAAAATGGAACTGCTAAGTGGCAAAAAAATTATGGAAAAAAACTAACATCATAGTTGATGTTGGTAAGTGTAAGTATTGCTCAGGCAATATTGTCAATACAGATTCATTTGTAAGTTTCTATCCCAAAGGTCATGCACACTATCAGTGTATGAAAGATGACGATTATAAACAAAAGGAAAAAAATGAAAACATTATCAGCTAGACAAAAAACTGCTCTTGCTAGACACAAAAAAGCTCATGGTCATACCAAGAAACATATTAAAGAAATGAAAAGATTAATGCTCAGAGCTAAGAACCCTCTGTCATTCACACAAGCACACAAACAAACAATGAGAACTAAAGGTAAATAAAATGGCTAATGTACCAACTAATAAAAAATTATACTCAAGAGTTAAAAGTGAAGCTAAAAGAAAATTTAAAGTTTATCCCTCAGCATATGCTAATGCTTGGTTAGTAAGAACTTATAAAAAAAGAGGCGGTGGTTACAGGACTAAATAATGGCAAAGTCAGGTGGATTAAATAAATGGTTTTCTCAAAATTGGGTTGATATAGGATCTAAGAAAAAAGGTGGTGGCTACAAAAAATGTGGTAGATCATCTGCATCTAAATCTAAACGTAAGTACCCAAAATGTGTACCAGCTAGTGTAGCAGCAAGAATGACAGAAAGCGAAAGACGATCTGCTGTTGCAAGAAAGAGAAAAGCACAAAAAAAAGGTAACGCTAGCGGTAAGCCTATTAACGTCAAAACATTTACATAAAGGAGCAACATGGCAAGACAAAAGTTTTTAAATAAAAATTTTCCATCAATGAATATGTCAGATGAGGAAAAAGAAAAAATGAATAAAAGAATTAAAGAAATTAGTGGTGCAGCTGTAAGTGAAAAAGAATTATCTTTTTTAAAACAAAGCTTACCTAGCTCTGTAAATACAGTAGCTGAAATGAAAAAATTATTAGAAGAAGAAATGAAATAATAACAGAATAGGTTAGACTACTTATTTAGAAGTCTTTGTTTTAGTGTTCACTAAAGGGTTAGGGAGGGTACAGAATCATTTGCTATTGGTATAACCAATAAATTATAAAGCCGAATTGAATCGAAAGATTCTTTTCGGCTCTTTTTTTTTGCCTGGAATATAAGGTTTATTTAAACCATAAGCTAGAATCCTTATAAATTAAGCGTTATTTACCAATTGATTATGTTTGTAATATAACTATAGGTATAGTATAACTTTCGTATAACTTAATAAATATAGGAGGAAAAATGAAAACAATAACACAAAAACAATTAGAGAAAATTTTAATATCTATAATTCCACAAGGTAATTATGATTGGAAAGATATTGAAGTAAAACCAGCAACTCATGGTGGAGCTAATTCAAACTATTTACAAATAGATGCTATTAGTCATTGTTCTGAAGAAGTTGCTAAAGAATTTAATCAACCTATTAAAAGAGATGTTTGGTTTTATTTTTACAAAAAAAATAATAATTGGGTAGTAGATTTAGATGGTGCTACAGCTTATGATTATTTATCAACTGATGCAGAATTTGGACAAATGGATTCAATGGTAAATAAATTAGATGAAGAATTATCTAAATTTAATGTTCACAGAGAATGGTTAAATCACTATTCTTTTGGAATTTATAACTAAAAAAAAGGAGAGAAAAATGCAAAATAGAGAAAATATGACAAAAGCTGATTGGGATAAAGAAGCTAAAAAATATATGACTTTATCACAAGATGCTATAGATCAAAAAGAAGAAAGTTTTCAGAGATGTGATACTGATGGTTTTCTTACTCAACAAATTCTTGCAGATACATCAAGGCTTGAGAGAGCAAGAGCAGAACTGTGCGAAAAAAAAGGTAAGCATGATTTCTTGGGTTTATATGATGGTAACAGAAGATTGAAAGCTAAAATGATTTTAGTTGAAGATAAATTTACACCTTACTCTAAAACTAAAAATCCTGTTTGGCTTTTAGAAGATTCTGAAGCAGAAAAATATGGCAGAAGATTTATGCCATTTAACAATGGTAGAGGCAAAAGCAGAATTTTAAATTCTTTTGGTTTAAAAGAATTAGAAGTTATTGCTGATGCTTGGGCAAAAAGCACTTGGGCTGGTTGGACTCATTACATCAAATACTACAGAGTTAATGATGAGTGGGGTCAAAAAGATCAAATTAAAAAAGGGAGAGCATAATGACATTTTTTACTAAAGGTAGATTGTTTAAAAGTTACAGATGTAAGTCTTGGAGCTTTAAGCCAGATTGCTCTGCAAAGTTTCCAAGTTTTTATCAAGGCAACTGGAGTGATGATAATATAAAAGTCAGAAAAAGAAACAAAGCTACTTCTTGGAGTCATAACTGGCAATATGTATTACTTCCATATTACAAAAAAAAAGGTGTAAAACCAGAATTTATTAAACAGATAAAAGATAGTTATTATCATCAAATTCAATTTGCACCTGGTAAAAAACAAATAACTAATATTGTTTTAAGGAGGTTAAAATGTCTAAAGTAAGAAAAGACAAAGATGGTTGGTATAAATTTTCTAGTACCTTAGCATCTGCAACTTTTGTAAATGATGAGCTGCCAAACATTTTATGTAAAATACATAAAGTTCCAGGTATGCTTTATCCACACACAGTTAGATCAGGTAGATTATCTGATAGTGGTGATGAGTTTATATTTGATGGCAAAATAGATTTAGGTGGCATCAAAGCTGGTCGTTATTACAAAAATAAAAAAAATATAAAAAAACTTTTAAGGGAGAGAAAATATGAGTCTATCAATCAGATCAGTAAGTAAGAAAGTTAATGGTAAAACAAAAAGGTTATGGCGTTGGGCATACTTTGGTGTAGATGGTAAGCCTAAATTTATAACTGGTAAAACTAAGAGTGTTGTAGAAGTTCTAGCTAAAAAGAAAGTAGATGAGATAGGTTTAGAAAAAACATCATCATCGCAAATCTTTTTATCTGAAGCTTGGCAGCAATACTACAGAAGTCTAAACCAAAGAAAGCTAGACTTTAACAGTGGTAAAAATGTTAAGGCTATTAGTCAGAACACAATTGATGAGTACACTAGCCAATACCTAAATCACATTATTACTAAGCTAGGTAATATTGATTTAAGATTATTAACTGACGCTGTGCTTAATGATTTTGTATCGTACCTGGTTAATAATACTAATTTAGATAATGGTACTAGAAGAAAAATCTTTAATGTTTTGACCAACATTGTGCAGCACCAGGTTAATCCACCACAATCTAAATTGGCTAAAAACGTATGTAAGGACAAAGATTACATGGTTTCTGTGCAAGTAGTTAAAAGCAAAAAGAAGCCTGTAATAGACTTTAATACCTGGTCGTTAGATATGGTATCTAATCTTGTTAGCGATATAAGTAACACTCAGGTTAAATTAATCTGTGAGATCATGTTACAAACTGCTTGCAGACCAAGTGAGGCTAGAGCTTTAAATAGGAATAGTTTTAAGTTCCATTTAAACATACCTACTATTCTATTTGATAAGGCAGTTAAAAAAGGCAAGGTAGTAGGTGGCACTAAAACAGATAGTGGTGTTAGAACTCTTACTATTTCTACTAGCTTAAAAGACCGAATACAGGATTATATTAATAAGCTGCCAGTAGATCAGGATTACTTGTTTCTTAATAGTAGGGGTAAATTTATATGCGTAGAACAGCTTATAAGCCACCTAGACAAGGCTCTAGCTAAGAATAGGGTACAACTACCCATCAAAAGAAAATCGTACTTCTTTAGGCATTATACAGCTACCTACTGGGCATATACCAAAAAACATAAAGGTAACGCTTTAGACTTGGCTAGGGATCTTGGTGATAAGGATATTAACTTTGTTAATGAGAACTACATTAAGCCATTTAAACAAAACGATAATTCTGTTGAAGATTTAGATTATCAAAACAAACACTTTAATTAGGCATACCAATATTTATCGTAGTTCTCTGTATCATAGGGAACTACTTTAAATTCAATTTTTCTTTTTTTATTTTTTTCCATAAATTCAGTAGCTTCCTTTTCAGTTGCAAACAATTTATTAGTAAAGCTAGTAAATTTATCTTTAGGTTTCCAAATAACGAAGTACATAAAAAAAGGGGGAGATTTCTCTCCCCCCAATCACAACAAATAAATATAAGAGCATGAGATCAACTCTTATAGTTTTCACATTTTTAATGACACTTACTTGATGTATTATCCCCAAACTCTTTTAAAGAGGGAGCTATTGGGTTATTAGTGAGAGAAGTGTCTTGCCTCAATAATTCGGTTGCTTCATGTAGAAAGTAAGCCAGTGGTTTTTTAAAAAAAGCACAAATCATTAGCAGCTTATCTATGCCAACTGAATTTTTTCCTTTTTCATATTTTTGAATCTGTTGAAATGTTACGCCAATATTTTTAGCTAATTTAGATTGTGTACATAATTTTTTAATTGGTTTCTTCCAAACCTTTTTAGTTTCTTTGTCAAAGTGATCTATTAATATTTCATAGTTTAATCTTGCTTCTTTAATTTTTGCACCAATACATTTATCAATTGATATTTGAAAATCTGTTTTATTATTATTGTTTGCCATCTTTCTCTCCTTAATTTGTGCAGACTCCTAGCCTATAGTTTTTTACAACTTTTAAGTACATCAGTTTTTTAAGGCGAATACATAAACTTGGCATCCTCATT